AGTAACAGTAACTCTAGATTACGTAAGGGTGCCAAGACTACTTATGCAGATTGGTGTGTGAAGAATGGGTTTCTGTATGCGGACAAGGATGTCCCACAGGAATGGATTGACGAAAAGAAAAAACCTGCTAAAGTGTTTCCACAAGAACTAATTAAATTTCCTTACAAGAAAATACAGAGGTAGTTATGACTGAGCAGACAAGCAAAAACAATTCAACATTTGCAGTTGCAGTTGAACCTGAGTTTGATGATAACAACAAGTGGACTGGTGTTGTCTCAGCCCACATTGAAGAAGCTGTTGAAGACGATCTTGATGAAAATGAGTTGGTTCAAGTTCGTAGCGTTTTAGGTATGCTTGCATCTTGCCTTGAGCTTATGGAACGTGATGAAGATTTCTTAAATTACGTCAGAACATTTTTCATTGAATCCCAGCAAGAAATGATTGAAGGTTTCTTGGAGGAATTTGAGGAAGCACAGAAGCCCTCATTCACACGAAGTGAAGATGGCAAAGTTATTTCGTTAAACTTTCACACTAAAACATATGGGAATGCGTGATGGGTTTTAAAGATATCCGTAATGAGTTGACACCAGAAGTCAACGCAATGCTTGAAGACATGGTAGAATTTGATGAGATCAACAAGCCTATGCATTACAACACAGGCAAGTACGAAACATTTGATATCATTGTCGATGTAATGGGAGACTACGACACAATACCCTACTGTCGTGGCAATGTGCTGAAGTATATGTTGCATAGAATGTGGAACAAGGGTGATCCACTAGCCAATGTCGGAAAGGCAACATGGTACTTAGACAAACAGACTGGCTTGATGCGCAAAACTGAAGGAGTGAACTGGTAATGTCTAGGGAAATAGATGTCAAGGTTGACATTGAACTGTTTATAGATATAACTGAAGTTTCGCCCGAACATAGGAATCAAGATGGAATCACAGAAATCATCGAGGATGTGCTCGATGCGTGTGTGTATGACATTCCGGGTTCGACTCTCAAAAGAATCGGGATTGAGATTGAAGGACTTGATTAATGAAATACTTAGGCATCAACATAGATCTTGACAGAGATAGTGAGCTAACTGAACAAGCGACTGTTCTCCTCAAAGATTACTACATGCTTGAAGACGAAACATCGCCACAGCAAGCATTTGCACGTGCCGCTGTCGCATATTGTGAGGGTGACTATGCTTTTGCTCAACGGATTTATGACTATGCTAGCAAGTGTTGGTTTATGTTTGCATCTCCGGTCTTGTCTAATGCACCCAGAGACGGAGAAGACATCAAGGGTCTTCCTATCAGTTGTTTTCTCACTTATGTTGGTGACAATCTGGAGTCCCTTATTGATCACAATGCTGAAGTTGCATGGCTATCTGTCAAAGGAGGTGGAGTCGGTGGTCACTGGTCTGATGTACGCCCTGTAAGTGACAAGGCACCGGGAGTGATTCCATTCTTAAAGGTTGTTGACTCACAGATGACAGCCTACAAACAAGGCAAGACCCGCAAGGGATCTTATGCCGCATACCTTGATGTATCGCATCCAGAGATCATTGAGTTCGTAAACTTTAAAGTCCCTACTGGAGGGGATATAAACCGTAAGTGTTTGAATTTATTCAACGCAGTTAACATTACAGATGCTTTTATGGAGGCAGTAAAAAATGGAGAAATCTGGGAACTTAGATGTCCACACACAGGAGCTATCCGAAGTACAATCCAAGCTAGAGAATTGTGGCAAAGAATACTTGAAGCTCGCTTCAGAACTGGTTCGCCTTACCTCAACTTTATCGACACAGCCAACCGCGCATTACCAGACGCTCAAAAAGCTCTTGGACTTGCAATTAGAGGGAGTAACTTATGTAACGAGATACATCTCGCGACAAGTGAAGACAGAACAGCCGTCTGTTGCCTCTCAAGTGTCAACATTGAGCGATACGATGAATGGCGAGATACAGAAATGGTACAAGACTTGGTCCGACTCTTGGACAACGTCCTTAAATTCTTTATCAGAAATGCGCCAGAAGAGCTAGAGAAAGCTAAGTTCAGTGCATACATGGAACGGTCCATCGGCTTAGGTGCGATGGGCTTCCATGGCTACCTACAGAACAAAGGCATTGCATGGGAATCTTGGCAAGCGGCTAGTGAGAACTACCAGATATTCAAGAAGATCAAAGAAGATGCATTGGAGTCTACACATGAACTCGCTAAAGAAAGAGGTGAAGCACCGGATATGGCAGGCACAGGGCGGCGTAATGCTCATCTACTTGCGATTGCTCCGAATGCTAACTCGTCTATCATATGTGGGTGCTCAGCGTCTATTGAGCCTATCAAGTCGAATGCATACACGCACAGAACACGTGCAGGTGCGCATCTGGTTAAGAACAAAGCGTTAGAGAAGGTTCTGGAGGAACACGGTGAAAATACCGAAGTTACATGGAAAACAATTATATCAAGCGAAGGCTCTGTCCAGCATTTGGACTTCCTCAGTGACCATGAAAAGAGCATATTCAAAACAGCCTTTGAACTGGACCAAGCGTGGGTTGTTGAACATGCGGCTAAAAGGCAGGAGTTTATTTGTCAGGGACAATCAGTAAATCTATTCTTCCCTGCTGGCTCACCTAAGCCATATGTCAATTCTGTCCACATCAAGGCGTGGAAGGATGGCCTCAAAGGATTGTATTACTTACGTACCAACGCCGGTGTAAGTGCTGACAAAGTTGGTGCGTCAGTTGAACGCAACGCATTAAAAGATTTCACCTCTGACAGTGAAGGAGAAGAGTGTATCTCCTGTCAGGGATAACAGAGTTCGGTGATTGCAACACCGATAGGAACGTGACCGAATATCTCTCGCTGATGGGGGATAAGGTAGACTCAAAGGGATAGCGTCCATACCCTTAGCAGGGTTGCGAGTTGTAGGAGGTCCATTCGGAAAGGTACATCAGATAGTACCTCCTTGGGGGTTACCCGATTCCCCCCGTTCCGCCTTTTTAGGTTATATCATGGCAAGAAAGAAACAATTACAAATAGCAATAGGACCAATAGAGCACGTGCCTTCAGACAAGGATAGAAGCTACAACGAGCTTGTGTGCTCCATCTGCCACTGCGAGTTCGACATTGAACTTGAGGGCGGCATTGATGGATACTTAGGTGTGTTACCTGTGGCTTTATGCGCTATGTGCTACTCAGGGTTAGATCAATTCTTCACTCAGATGCATGGGTGCTACGATGATGAACATGATGGATACGAGGATCACGATGAAGATTAACGGCATACACATGAACGACAGAGGAAAGCCAGTAGATCGTTTTGATCTGGAAGATGCGATCATGAAAGCATGGCACACAACGGATGACATTAAGGCTTTCTATACGTCCGCTGAGCACATGAATGAGGATCAGGTAATCAATGCCCTTATCGGGCTAGAGATCTTCGCTGAGATGCGCTTTAACGAGCTTTGGAATACATTTGAGAAATGCATACAGAATGGAGTGTTTAATGACGACGCAAGACGTGCAGACAAAATTGCTAAAGCTTTGGATGAAGCTACTCAAGGCTTCGGTCAAGAACAAATCTAGAAAGATAGCTAAGCTTGAGAGTAGATTGATTCAGCTAGAGCTACAAAAGAAAAACAATGACGAGCAAATCTAGCATCCAGTATTATTGGGCTGTTGCCACTGTATATGATGGCGTAGTAGACATGGGCCTCTGCAATAAAGTAGCAGATGAAATAAAAAACAATTCAGAGTTACTCACTGGTGTTGTCACTAATGCAGACCCAAAAGATACTAAATACAAATTTTGTGAGTCTAATGCTGTTGATCATCAGGATTTGATTAACCATTTGTTTTCGCATTTAATCATAGATGATCCTCAAAGCACATATGCCGTCAGGTATCATGAGATGGAAAATGGCGGGTGCATGGCGTGGCATGATGACAGCAAGTACAAATGCTCGTTTAGCATCTATTTATCAGATTGTGTCGGCGGAGAGTTGCAAGTAATGTCACCCTCTGGAAATGAAAGTATAGTTTTAGCACCCATTACTGGTAGATGTGTTAGACTAGAAAGAGACGTTACACACTGCGTACTTGATGTTGAAGAAGGCGTAAGAAGGTCACTTCAAATTTTTGAAAAGAGGTAGTAATACACGATGAGCATTGATTTTGAAGAAGAGTTTGACCTAGTCAAAGCACTGCGTGAAGCGCAAGCACTTGAGATGGTTGAAGAAACTGAGAATGGATGGCAGACTAAAGTAGTCCCAGACGCATTAGCACAAGCCGCCGTAAAAGAAATTATTCAACTAAGACAAGAGGTTAACGATTTACGCAACAGATTAGCAAAAATCAAGTCTTGACAGATTTTCCCTCGTGAGTATAACTACTCGACGGTGCCCACTTCGGTGGGCTTTTTTATCTACAAAACAAACGGAGTGGTGTAATGCCCCTGCTAGAACAATCAAAAACGTATAAGCCATTTCTATATCCATGGGCTGTGGACTTCGCTGTCAAGCATGAGAAAGTGCATTGGGGTGAATGGGAAGCTAAGTTACAGGATGACGTAGCTCAATGGAATAACGGGAAGCTGACTGATGTCGAAAGAAACCATATTACACAGATCCTTAGACTCTTTACGCAGTCGGATGTCCAAGTTGGAACAAACTACTTGGAATCTTACATACCTAAATTTAAGAATAACGAAATTCGGGCTATGCTTACTAGCTTTGCTAATCGTGAATTTGTGCATCAGCGTTCTTACGCTTTACTCAATGACACACTAGGCTTGCCAGAAGAAGAGTTCTCCGCATTCTTAGAGTATCAGCAGATGGCTGACAAGATTGAGTTCATGGCTGACATTGATGTGAACACACAAAGTGGACTGGCTAAAGCAGTTGCCCGGTCAGTAATCAATGAAGGCATGAGTTTGTTCAGTGCGTTCGTAATGCTACTCAACTACCAGCGCACAGGTAAGATGCGTGGCATGTGTGAGATTGTCGAGTGGAGCATCCGTGATGAGACGATGCACTGTGAGGGCATGACTAAACTATTCAGAACCTTTTGTGAAGAACACCCAAGGATTGTTACAGATGAATTTAAATCAGATATCTACCAAATGGTCAGAGATGCAGTCTCTCTTGAAGACAAAGTTATTGAACTTGCGTATGAGATGGGAGACTTGGAAGGACTCAGCCAAGAAGAAGTTAAGCAATATATTAGGTACATCGCAGACAGACGACTGATTCAGTTGGGTCTGAAGGGTAACTACAAAGTTAAAGAGAACCCACTACCATGGGTAGACTGGGTTGTGTCAGGAGATTCTCACAAGAATTTCTTTGAGGGTGTTGTGACAGATTACAATGCCGCAGGCATGGAAGGTGATGACTGGGGGTGGCAGGCCGCATGAGCCAAGATCAAGTTAAGGAAGAATTTGAAAAGCTTAACAGAAAGATCAAGGAAATGGAGGCAGTCATCAGACACCTAAAACGACAAATGCGCAAATAGTGCTTGTTTAAACACTTGACATTTGCTACAATCCGAATATAACTATATGGAGGAAAGTATCAATGTCAAGATTACGCTCTGCCCCTTTGAAGATTCAATTCCAAAAAGGCTACCAAGCGTTTAGGCGTGGCTTCACGAAGAACCCATACCAACGTAAGGATGATATTCAGAGTCGGGAATGGGAACGTGGATTTAATGCCGCATACTTTGAGACATTGACCAATGGTCCCACCCGCTAGTCAATGCAACCGTATTGGCTACACACTCACAGCCCCTCGCAATGAGGGGCTTTTTATTTGCGTGACATTAATCCGCCACGATTCTTATTTAGTTCCCCACTGCTTTTATTTTTTGGGTCAAACTTAGCCCATGGCACACGTAATTGAGAAGTATCTAACACAATATAAGAGAATAGATCATCGTCTGGAGAAGGCGTTCCTCTTTCATGCAAGTTTTCATACTTAATTGAATCGTACCCTTCGTCAGCTAAAATTTCCCTAATTTCTGCAAGTAGTTCTTTTGATCTTGGCGATTGTGCAAACTTAGCTTGTGTCATAAGATCATCTGGGATTTTATATGGAAGCGGGCCTTTCCAGTCGTTTTTATCCGCAATCTTCCAGACTTCATCCTCTATATCAATCAACTTCTTTATGTTTTCTTTTTTAAATCCTTTCTTAACCGCAATGTCTGTTATTCCATCCGCAAGTATTTTAGGATTTATGTATTTTCCTTGGGCTATTTCATTCCTGTAAGAATTCATCTGTTGTTGTTTGTACAAAGGATTAGGACCACGAAGCACTGTTAATACGTCATTCCAATGCCCCAAGTCCGTAGTTTCTAAGGGATTCTTAATTCTAGCAACAAGTGGAATTATATTTGCACCCTCTGGATATTCATCTATGTCTAAGTCCTTCGGCAAGTTACCTTTAGCCTTTAGTCGTAGCATTGCTTGCTTTGGATTGCCTCCAATATGAATTCCAAGGTCACTCTTTTTCAAGTCGAAACCGCCTAGATCACCAGTTGTTCCGTGGTAGAATGTTTTATCCCCACTCATTCCCAGATCACTAGGACTATACTTTTTTGCGGCATCCTCTAAAGGCAACCCTGCATCATTCTTCGTAGCAGTAATTAAATCGCCCTTAATCTGAACATTGCCCTTGCCGAACACTTCCTCTACACGAGAAACGTAATCACTGGTAGGCTCATTTCTCTGGTAACCTTTAGATGTTATCTTTCCTTTGCCTGATCCATCTCCTGCGTACACAGTAAAGTATGCCTTATCACCGGGCTTAATAGCATTCTCAGCCTGCTGAATAACACGCTTAATATTTTCAGGTTCTTCAATTACATTTAATGTATTATTAGACACAGCAACGTCAGCACCACCATCTGCCACAAGTTCTTTAACAGCTTTGTTATGATCCGGAGTGCGATTGAAAGGATCGTATACTTGTAGCTCAACATCTTGTTTAGCAAGATCTTCTACAGCATTGTCAAAACGTCCACCACCGATATCTACAACACGTTGTCCGGGTTTAAATGCCCCCATCTTTTTTAGTTTAGTGTAGCCAGCAGGAAGTTTAGATGAGTTAATTGAGGTGTCAGCAGATGTGACTTTTTGTGTTGGTGCATCCCACAAATCATCTGCATATTTAGATACGGCCTTAACACCTGCCTTTGCGCCCCTTCCTACTATACCAACACCCGGCAGTGCACCTAACGCACCCAATGCCGCCATGCCATAGTCACCTTTCTCAAAGTCTTCTACAGCGGCTTGTGCTGAACGTATCTCGCCAGTCACAGGCGCAAGGTCAAGACCTAGCTCAACCATCTGCCTTGTCTGATCGTCAACACCGCTATCGTATATAGGCTGACCAGCACGTGTTCTGCCGACAACATCACCGCCTTGGCTAAAAGATTGAACTAGTCCGCCCTTAGCATAACCAATACTTCCAAATTGCTTGGTCATTTCTATTGCTAACTGTACTACTGCGTACAAATCTTCTTCATTTTCAAGGTCAGGTCTTCTGCCTGCTTCTTTTCTAAAAGCGGCTAATGCGGCTTTTTGAGACTCTTTAGGTTTTGCTTCAAAATGGTTTCTGTATATCTCTGCTTTAGTGTAGTCTATCTCTTTTTTGTCTAATCTGTTTTCTAGATCTTCATAAACATCATCTATAATTTGCTGTACGTATTGACTAGTCGCGTATTTTAGATAACTTCTTTTGGCACTTATGTCTGCGTTATTATATTCTGTGGTATCTAACAAAGTTCTGTTAATGTACTCAGTGAGTGATGGATTACCAACATTACTATTACCAGATAACTCTCGTCTTACTAAAACATCGGCTGGACCAAACTTTAGTGGCTTATATATGTCATAAGAAGTATATCCAATCTTAGCCAGTTCTTTTTCTAATCTTGATGATTTCCTTGACCGTGATAAACCTGTCACTGCTGTGCTAAACGGATCTAATGTTTTAACTGGTTTGTCAGAGGTAACAACATATCTTTGCGCTAAAACAGATCCCTTTTCTTTTTCAGCTAAAACTTTTTCTTTAAGAGGTTGCGGTAAAGCACGGGAAGCTCTGGCTCTAAAAACGTCACCAAAAAGAACCTCGTCTCCCGGCCCAATCATCCGCGCTTCTTCGTCAGTAATTTTATATATGTCACGCGCAATTGCTGTTGGCATGTTGTACGCAAGTGTAGCTACGTAATCACCTGCAAACCTACCCATAGCCTTGTCAAGTGCTTGTGATTTTTGAAAATCAGAAGCTTCATCTGGTAAAGCCACAACTTCTGCAAATTGTGGAAGAGCACCATTTATAAAATATGCTCCTGCCCCAACACGGAAAGAAGATCCAAATAGCAATTCACCAAGCGTTCCGTAATCTACATTTGATGTAATAGAACTAACATTATCTTGCATTGGTTTACTACTATCCCAATGACGATTGAGCAAATCACCTAAGTACATTGGCAAAGCCATTGGCCCTAAAAACGGACGTAAATCTGTTTCTTCCCCATTTTCATTTATGTGCATGTACCATTGCTTTTCTGTACCTTGACTTGCGCTATGCATATAGCCAAAATACACCATGCTAGTTCCTGTAATTTGCTTAGCTATTCTTTCCGGTGCTTCTTTTGAAAATGTCTTTGAATTTATAAGCCCAATAACAGGGGCGTGGTCATACATAAATTCTATTGAATTAAACACAAACCTTGGGAACGGTATCAACATACCAGCTACAATCCCAGCACCCCAATGCTTGTCTAGCTTATTTAAATAAAAATCTCCAAATGTTCCTTTGTCAGGTTTTTTCTGATACAACAATTCAAACGCTTTATTGGTTGCTTTAGAAAACATGTCGTTATCTATTTCTTTAAATCTGCCTTCTTCTAACATCTGAAGCAAACTTTTTTTATGCTTGGCCCGAACTAGTCTATCTAGCTCACCAGTAAAAATTGCTTTTTTAAAATAGTTATCGGAAAACCTATTAGCAAAGTTCATTGATGCACCGACACTTTCCAGAGCAGTACCAAGTTTTGCTTTGCGAGCAACTTCTGTGCCATCCATGAATGTACCAAAGAGACGTTGCGCACTTTCCGGGTTAGCTCTGGCAAACATATTAGACACAATATCCGCCATCACTCTGTTTTCACCGCCGACAGATATAGGGCTAATGTACTTAGCAATACTTAAAGCACTATAAATTTGATCGTCCGCATAAACTTCTTTACCCGCAATTGTATTTACAGTCTTTTTTATTACGTTTTCAAACAGCTTTTCTGGCATGTCTAATATTACACGGGCACCACCACCGGCGAAGTTACGGACAGTTGTCTGAACCTGTGAAGTAAGAAACGCTCGCCTCATTCTTTCAAAACCACGAAGGAATCCAGTAGATTCTTTTGTGAATAAATCATATGACTTTGAAATCATATTGATCTCATCTATTTGTTCTTCTGTAAACGATACACCCTTGCCCTCTGTTTTATTTGCAATGCTCTGCATGTTTTTAGCAAGTTGCTCAGTTTGCTCTTTCATTAGCGATTTTTTAATTTGCCCGACTAATTGCAAGCTACGTGCGGCATCAGAAATGTCAGCAGTAAAAATTAAACTCATCTGCTGAGTAGACAAGTTATATTTTTCTGCTATGTCTTGTATACCTTTAGTTGTTAAAGTCCCGTTCGCCATTCGTTCAGCAACAATTTCTGTTATTCTTTTTGTTGAATCTTTAGCTAAATCTTCAGGCCCAAGAAGTTCAATAGCGGCGGCTGTAATAGATTTCTTAACAGGAATGTCCATTGAAAGCATTAGCAACTCATTGTTGCTCATCATGCCTTCTTTAATTTCCCTGCCTCCTTGCACATTTTCTTCTTTTAACGGCTTTAAACGATCTATTACAGCATCTGCTTTATTTTTGTTAGCCGTGATTGTTTCATCTGCTACTTTAGCGGCTTGTTCTGCTAACTCAGACTCTGCTTTCATAGCATCGGCAAAAAACTTATTGGCTTTTTCTACCTGCTTGGCTTTGCCACGCCCAATTAAAGCTCCCGCAGTTCCTCCAGCAAGAGTTCCAACTAGAGTGTTAATTGCAGTAGCTGTATCATCTTCTTCTGCCTGCGCTCCAGTCTCTACACGGCCCATTTGCCTAGCACGTTCTGTTGAATATGCCGCCGTTCCTTCTACTGTTGCTCCAGCTAATGCTCCAGAAGCAATAGGACGCTTAGCGGCCATTTCAGTAGCTTTGTATATTAATCCACGAACACCCACACGTGCGGCTTTCTGAGCACCTAAAGATGCTACCTTTCCCGCACCCGAAGTAAGAAGACCTACCCATGTAGAAGGAGAAGCTAAAATAGACCCACTAAAGTCCATAAAAGCTTTCCCTGCTTCTACGATATCGTCGTTGGCAGTTACTTCCATAGCATCGTATGTTTGAAATAACCTTGCCATACGGGCTTTCATATCAGGGTCTGCGTCTTGAGCAAACCTCAAATCACGGAATGGTGTAACGTCATTAGTGCTATGCCAGCGCATATGATTTAGATAAGCGTCAAAAACTTCTTCTGGCTCCGTGTAAAACTGACCAGTTCGTTTGCGCAAAAACTCAGATGCGTCAACCAAAAAATTATCGTCTTGCAACAATGTTTCTTTGTTTAACTGCTCTTGTGGCATTTCGTTGTACATTAAATTTACCTAAATCAAAGAGTTACATTAGGATACTTGCGCTTTAGCTCTGCCTGCAATACTTTCAATAATGCTTGCAAGTCTGGGTCTGTCATTTGTTTTTTAGGAGTTCCATCTGCGTTAAAATGTGGCCCATATATTTCATCCCATGCATCCATCTCTGATTGATTTGTTATTTTCTTTTGCATTCTTCCTGAAATACGAACTCTTCCAACTTTAGCAGTTTGTCGTACAGGGCCGGAAGCTTGACTAGAGCCGGAAGCAGAAGAACTAGACGCGCTTGCAGAAGTTCCTGAGTGCTTGGACATCACATCCCTGTCTGATTGTGTTATATTAGATTCTACTGTGTTTAATTGGTTTCTAATAGCGGGATCTAAAACTACTTTTTGTTTTTGTAGATCTTGAACTATTTTAGCTAAAGGAACCCCAGCACCAATTTGTTGAGCGATATACTGCTGTTGTTTAACGCTCAATCCCGCCAAGGTAGATTTTAGTATCTTGTAAATTTTAGATGCACCGCTGTTGGAGTTATTTTTAAGTTCATTCTCCATATTAGTTGAGAAGTCAGCTTCTGTTACAGCAATTTTATCCCCTGTATCATCTGTTTCCCCATACGGATTACCAGAAGAAACTGCTAGACCTTCTTCAGCAACAATACTATCTAATAGTTGCTGATCTGTCATCGCACCCTCTTCAATGTCTCTTAACTCTCCGGGAGCAACATCTGGCCTTTTATTCAAATACTTAGTTTTAATCTCTT